CGGGTGTTTGTTGTTGCCTACTCCCAGCGCGACCCCATACGGCAGCAACCAGGGCGGGGGAGCGGGTCGAACGGGACCGGTGCGGCATTCACTGCAATCGATGGCAAGAAACAACTTTTGGCCAACACCGGCGAGCCGCGACGGGAGAAGCGGCAAGGGGGCGAAGGGGCGGCCAGGGAACTCGCAGCAATTACCAGAAACGATTGGTGGGCAACTGAACCCGCAGTGGGTCGAGTGGCTGATGGGGTTCCCCACCGGGTGGACCGACTTAGAGGACTAGGAAACGCCGTAGTGCCCCAAGTGGCTGAGGTTGTCGGGCGGTGGGTGGTTGGCGATCTGACACGCAGATCGAATCCGCATTAGAGGTGAATTATGAACCAGCAAGATCTATTTGATGAGCCGGCATATGTTCCGACGCCGGCAGCACGGCTTACCGACCCAGGCACATCGCACGAGGCTGCTAAGGATGTGCGTCAGACCGGCGTAGCGTCTCGTCAGTCGGCTGTAGTGCTCGACTTGGTCCGCCGTAACCCAGGCCGCACCTCGCGGGAGCTGGGCGAGCTCGGATCGGTAGGACGGCACGCAGTGGCCCGGCGGTTACCGGAGCTCGAACGGGCTGGTGCCGTCCACCGGGCTGGGGCGAGGTTGTGCCGCATTGCCTCTCGACGGGCGACTACATGGGAGGCTTCAGGCCCGTGAATATACACGTACGGTGGATGATTCACGCAGATCTGGATGAGGTGCTCGAGATCGAGCTGGCGTCATTCCGGGAGCCCTGGACGCTGGCGGAAATAGCGCAGCGATTTTCTGCGATTAAGTGTGTCGCGCAGGTTGCTGAGTTTGATCGTCGCGTCGTCGCCTATATGCTTTATGAGCTGGGTACGTGCTCTGTCGAACTCGGCACGATTTGCGTCCACCCATCAGCGAGGAGAAAGGGTGTCGGGAGAACGCTGATAGAGGTACTAAAAACGAAGCTCGGGGGTGATCGAGCGTACAAGACTAGCAGGATTCGCCTGGTGGTTAGCGAGAGAAACCTACAGGCGCAGCAGTTTTTTCGGTCGCAAGGTTTTTTGTCGACGCAGCTGATGCGCAATTACTACGGAAGTGAGAGCCCAGGGGTTGCTGCCATTCGAATGCAATACGAGCGAGGCAGTAAAAGCAAGTGGTCACTATCGAACAGGCTAACGAAAGTAGGACGCGATGAATAACCACGACACGAGCGACGGAAGGGCGGCGGATGACGCGGCAGTTGCTGTGCTCGACCAGACGACGGGCGCCGGGACGCCAAATCCGGGGATATACCGGGATGTGGAATTTAGTGAGTACCTCGCGTGGAGGTGCATGTCGCAAAGCAAGCTGAAGCGCGGCCGCGATTCGATGGCACACTACAAAGCCGCGATTGAGTCGAGTTCAGCGCCATCGGATTCGATGCGGCTCGGCAGGTTATTTCATGCAGGCGCGTTGGAGCCACTGACGGTGCCGATGCAGTATTGCGTTATGCCGTCGTTTGAGTTCGACGAAGGCAACCGGACGGCAGCGGGGAGCGTCCCAAAGAATGCGAAGGCGACGAAGTACTACCGGGAACACGTCGAGCTTTTCACCGAAATGAATCGCGGAAAGGAAGTGGTGACGCGAGACGAGTACGCCCGGCTGCTGGGTGTCGTGGAGGCGATATCACGAGACGCTACGGCTCGCACGTATATGCAGCGCGGCGCCGAGTCAGAAGTGTCGTTCGTCTGGGAAGACCAGAGTACCGGCGTACTATGCAAAGGGCGAGCCGACTGCCTAGACATCGGACGCGGGCTCTGCGTAGACCTGAAGAAGCACGACAGCGGCAGGGATTTTTCAAATGCCATATATCGGTACGGATATCACATCCAAGCCGCATGGTATCTAGACGGCTTAGCCGCGTTGACGGGCCGCGACAAGTGGGAGTACTGCATCATTGCCCACACGAGTGATCCCCCGTATATCTGTCAGGCTGCACCGCTCGATGCCGCTGCTGTACAGGTGGGCAGGCGCGAGTACAGGAAGCTATTGAAGCAAATTCAAGAATCGGAGTCGTCGGGAATCTGGCCAGGGCCAGTTAGCCCGGATTGCTGGAAATTACCGGAATGGGTGCCGTCGGCATCTATCGTGAAACATCACGGGGAAAAAATGGAGATCTGATATGCACATAAGTGAGATGAGCCGGAGCCGGTATATACGAACGAGCGATCTGCAAGGGCGGGATGTCGTGGCGACTATCGCTGGAGTCGAGCGCGAGCAGGTAGGTGTCGAGCGCGAGGAGGTATGGGTTTTGCATTTTCGCGACTGCAAGCCGCTGATATTAAACGAAACAAACTTAACAACTCTCGGTGAGGTGGTCGGCGACGAGACAGACCACTGGGTGGGGCGTCGCGTCTCGCTCTATCCAACAACGACGAGCTATAAGGGGCGTACGGTTCCTTGTATTCGAGTACGCGACAGACAGCCAGCCGATGAGTCTCCGGGACAGGGCGCGATGTACGCAGAGCACGCGAGGAAAAACGGGGCGGTTGATGAATATTTACGCTGACGTACACGATGCAGCAGTGATCGCCGGCGTGCTTGCGTCTGCTGCGGTGTGTTTCCTGTTTGGAGCTTGGTATATATCGAGAAGGTTATGATCGAAGACTTAAGTAATATTGAAGATATATGGGTCTCGAGACTCACGCGGTTAACTTCGCATATCCCGCGGGTGTTGCGCAAATCAGTATACCAAGGCGACGCGTCGGCGGTTGTTCGGCAACGCAAGCCGCACGAGTGCGGGCGATGTAAGGAGCGATTTCGAAATCCGGCCGCGCTGACGTTACATGTCAAGGAGCGGCACGTTTGATCAAACTCCATGAGGGTAGAATGGCACCATACCACGACAGCCAGGGAGTCGAGTTGTATCACGGCGACTGTTTACAGGTGCTCAAAGAGCTGCCAGCGGAAAGCGTGCATTGTGTCGTAACCAGCCCGCCTTATTGGGGGCTGAGGGACTACGGGGCGGATGGCCAGTTAGGATTAGAAGAAACACCAGAACAGCACGTATCAAAAATGGTGGAAGTGTTTAGCGAAGTGCGGCGCGTGCTTAGAACAGACGGCACGTTGTGGATGAACTATGGAGATAGCTACGCTAATAGTAGTGCCGGTGACGGCAGGTGCGGAGCAACTGCGCAGGTGGGTAATACTAAAAGCGGATGTCAAAGAAGGGCAAGAAAAGTTGGAGGGGTTCTAAAACCTAAAGACCTTTGCGGAATACCCTGGCGCGTTGCCTTTGCCCTACAGGCAGACGGCTGGTGGCTGCGGCAGGATATTATCTGGCACAAACCCAACGCGATGCCCGAAAGCGTTACCGACCGCTGCACAAAAGCGCATGAATACATTTTTCTTTTAACTAAGGCGGCCAAGTATTACTACGATGCAGATTCAATAAAGGAAACAGCACAGAAAAAGCCAGGAGGCAAGCCGAGCCAATTCGGAGCAACAGCCCAAACGGGTGCAAATCGGCATGATATAGGGGAAACATTCACAGATAGCGGGGCACGCAACCGGCGCAGCGTCTGGACAATTGCTACGGCACCCTACCCCGGCGCACATTTTGCCACCTTTCCACCTAAGCTAATAGAGCCTTGCATCATGGCGGGCTGCCCTGAAGGTGGTACGGTTCTCGACCCGTTTCTCGGTAGCGGCACCACGGGAGCAGTCGCCCAGAAAAACGGATGCAAGTTTGTCGGCATCGAGTTAAACGAGGACTATCTACAGTTAGCAATTAAACGATTCACACAGAAGGTGCTGTTCTGACAGGGGTGACTTAATGAAGGATTATAAATGGATGACTGATGAAGAGCTTGTGGATGAGGTCATATCACTCGTGTATCTCGGCTGTGACGCCTCCCGGAGCCCGCTGCGATCAGAGCCGGTGCAGAGGTACAAACTCGAGCTGATGCGTCGGCTGAGTGTCGCGAAAGATCAACCTCGGGGCAGCGTCGATAAGTTCGCACCGACGGAGCAAGCTAAACGGAAAGGACTGTAAATATGGCAAAAGCCACCCCGTCATTTCAATTCTATCCGGCCGACTGGCTGGTCGGCACGCGGCACCTTCCGCGGGCTGCGCGCGGTACGTACATAGACCTACTCTCGCTCATATGGAGCAAGAAAACAGTGAAGCTGGATTTCGTAAGGCTATCTAGGTGCCTTGGGATCACACCGGACGAGTTCGCGGAGGACTGGGAGGAGATCAAGGAGAATTTTACGATTTCCGATGACTGCGTGATCGTTAACGAGCGCCTCGAGTCGATCCGAGAACAGGTGGAGCGTCGCTCGCGCCGGCTGTCGGAAGCAGCAAAAAAAGGGAATAAGTCGCGACACGAGGGGGAGGGTGCAGAGATGCACCCGCCAGGCGAGCGCAGAAACAGCGCAGGGATGCACCCGCCAGGCGAGCGCAGAAACAGCGCAGGGATGCACCCGCCAGGCGAGTGCATGTCTACTGAAGACAGAAGACTGAAGAATGAAGACAGAAGACTGAAGAATAAAGACAATTCAGGGCGGCGAGCCCCTAGTACTGCAAAAGATAAGCAACCCACGGAGCCTGCGCTGTTTACAGAATTTTGGTCTGTATACCCGACCAGGAATGGACGGAAGGTGGGAAAAAATAAAGCCCTTGGGATATTTAAGGGGTTGACGGAGGATGAGCAGCGGCAGGCTGTGGAAGCGGCAGAGAATTACGCGGCGGCGACTCGCGCCGGGCGGTACGCGCGTGATCCTGAGCGGTTTTTGCGTGATCGGTTCTGGTGCGATTACCTGTCGCCGGCAGTGCCGGAACCGGTGTTATCGGATCGCACACGAAGAACATTGTCGGCAGCACAGCGTGTGCTCGAGAAAGCGAAAGGCGGTGAGGCGTGCAGCACGAGACGGCTACTGTTGAAGCCCTCGCGGTGATGTCGTCAGCGTTCGGGCGGGATATGGACGAGGCGGCGATTTCGGCTTACTTATTCGCGCTGGATGGGCTGTCGTCCGCGTCGATATGCCAGGCCGTCGGCAGGGCGATCAAAGAAGAAAGGTTCTGCCCGGCGCCGGCAGTGCTGCGCGGTCTGGCGCGAGACTGTCAGGTTGCTCGCCGCTATTGGATACCACCGGAAGATGCGGGATGCACGGAACAGCAAGACGCTGACTTTATGACGAAGCTGGACGCGGCGAGATCGGATCTGGCTAAGCGGATAGCTGACAAGCACGGAAGGGTTAAGAATGTTAGTGTTATCAAGGAAGTCTGACACGTCGCTACAAATATTGTCGGGCGAGCACCAGATAGAGGTGACTATCTTACAGGTCAAAGGGGCTACCGTTCGCGTCGGCGTCAGCGCACCACGGGAGGTGGTTGTCTTGCGGTCTGAGCTGTGCGACGACGAGAAGGAGGCCGCGTGACGCCGACAGCTAGGACGCTAGAAAAATGCCGGCGGGACGGGTACTGCGTGGACGTCGTCGAGCGATGGATACCCGGCGCGAACATTCGCCGGGATTTGTTCGGCTGTGTTGATGTGCTCTGCATACGGAAGTCAGAGCCGTTTACTCTGTTGGGAATCCAGGCGACGACCGCAGGTAATGTTAGCTCAAGGGTTCGTAAGATCGTCACGGAGTGCTCGGAAGCGGCTGGGCTGTTCTTGCTTCACGGCGAGCTGCAGGTCTGGGGCTGGCGGCGGTGGCCGGACCGGGTGGATGGGAGGCTCTGGCGGCCACGCGTGGAGCACATCACCGCAGATATGCTTGAATGAGTTTGCGTTGACTTTTGGGTGTGAGCGGTTATAACACAGACGTACAAACCGATAGTGTACAGTTGTGTATCTAGCGGGGGGGGTAGCGGTGGCCGTGCAGGTGCCAGATATCGGCAGCGATATCCGCGTGACGTTTTTAGATCACTGCGAGTCCGACGGCGTGGACTCAGCAGGATTGGTTGTCTGTACAGTGTACGGCAAGCTCGTTGAAATTGGCGCCGGCAATCTCTTTATCACTGTTGAGTCTTGGGCTACTGCTGAGGACACGCACCGCAGCCGAACGCGATACTCTATCGCTGTGTCGACAGTCACTGACATTTCTGTAGCAACGTGGAGGCGATTCCCCACCCATGATCGAATGGATTGATGGAATTCGTTTGGCGAAAGATAGGATGCTTGCGTGTGATCGCAACCAGCGCCGGGGGCCGTGGGTTCTCGTCGTGCAGCGTGCGGCGGACGCGTACCGCCCGGAACCGTCGGTAGTGATACCCGAGCGGGTGGCGAGGTCGTGGGGTGAGGCGTTTGCCATCGGCGTGGATAGGCTGCGCGGCCGATGTCGGAGGGTCACAGAGCCGTGGCAAGAGCGGTGCAAAATTGCAGCGCACAATCTAGAGCGGCGATGACATGGCGGAGCGACGGCGACGGGTGACGGCTGGAGAGCTGCGGGAGATCCTAGAAAAGCAGGGCTACCGCTGCGCGCTAACAGGGATAGAGCTGGCGCCGGACACTGTCAGTTTCGATCACCTCAAGCCAATTGCTATCGGTGGTTCCCAGGCTGCGAGGAACATCCAGGCAGTTCATCGCGTTGTCAATCGAATGAAGCACACGCTCGATAATGCAGACTTTGTTTCGTGGTGTCGCCTGGTCTCTGACTATTCTCGCGAGCCGGCAGAAGACTGAGGCTCTACACTTTGACAGCCCGCCTGTAGTAGTGTACATTTATGTATTAAATGTACACTTACATACGGGTTATGAAAACATGAAGCCCCCACGCCGCGTCGCTCTGCTGTCCCTGTTATCTCTAGTCGTTTTTGTCGCTACGTTAGGGCCGGCTTCGCGTGTTCTGCGTGCAGCGGACGCTAATGATAGCCGTGCTACAGATCACGGCGAGACATTCGCGAGTAGCGGCGACAAGGCAAGGGGGCACGCCATGCGGCTTGTCAATAGAGCTAGGGCAAGGCTAGGGCTTCCCGCGTTGAAGCTCGACGTCGAATTACAGGAGCTCGCAGAGGAGAGACTCCAGGCAAACGTAGACCGAGGCGACTGGCGGCACAATATCCGGCGAGGAAAACTTGTCGGGCGATTTTTTCCAGCACGCGCCGAGGGTTGCGGTTGCACGACAGACGCGGATCGCTGGGGAACGTGCTACGTCGAAACGAGGAAGCACACGAAGGCAGGTGCAGCGGTTCGCAAGGTTGGGAACCAGTACTGGCAGCTACTTTTAGTGAGGTAGTAGTGTGAGCGGTCGCAATTTACGGCTAGGCATTGCTGACGGTTTACTGGTGCTGCTCACGTGGTGGCTACTCTGCCACGTTGGCTACGCGCAGCCGGCGAAGGTGTGCGACTCACAGCGAGCGGTATGCAGGCTACAGGTCCGCGGTTCTGGCGGTGCGACGTACCACGGAAGCGGCGTGTTGATTGCGCCCGAGACGGTGGTGACTGCAGCCCACAACGTGCGCAACACAAGAGGGCGTGTTCGGTGCCTGTTTATGTTTGCTCTCGCAGGTAGACCGGCGGTGGAAGTATGGGGCGATGTGATCGAGCGGAGCCCACGGAACATTGACACGGCGCTTGTCCGTCTTGATCGGCGGCCAGGCGTGCAAGAAGTGACGCTGGCGCAACGAGACGCAACAGTTGGTGATAGCGTGTGGTTCGTTGGATATCCCGGCAGCTCACTGCATCTCGACACTATCCCGGCAACGGTGCAACGACGCTATAACTACGCGATTTTCGGCGGCGTGGGCCGCTCGTGTGTCGTGCCGGGGCACAGCGGCGGTGCGGCGTTTAACCGGGCAGGCCGGTTGCTTGGCGTGATCAGCGGCGCAGACCCAGGAAAACGGGAGAGCATCGCCCTAAACGCATCGGGGACGTCAAAGTGGTTGTCGTCGGTGTCGCAAGACAGCGGAGTGACGTGACGGCCGGCGGTGTGTCCGCCAGTTGGCGGCCGTGGTAGCGGTGCCGCGCTTCCTCCAGCACCGGATACGCCAGGGATACGATCTGGGCCACGAGGTCCACGAGGCCCGCAAGGCAAACAAGGCGCACCTGGGCGTGACGCTGATACAGCGGCAATCGAGGCCGAGCTACGGAAGCTGAATGATAAGGTTTTGAAACTAGAAGCCAGGGCGCCAGTGTCTTGGGAAATCAAACGGAAGTGAGAGTGCCATGACAGTCGTTGACCCTTCATCACAACAAGCCTGCATGACTGTATTAACATCGGCGGCTACGGCGGCGCACGAGTCGCGAGTGCGGGGCTTTGATCTACTGAACCTTAACGCGTCATCAATGTGGACGATTTTCATGACGAGCCCGTCCCAGAATGCAGCACTAGGCGCTAGGATGGTACAGGAAAGCGGCTCAGGTAAGTCACGGGATTTGATCAACGTCCGTGAGGTAGCGGACAGGTCACAGAGTTAATGCCAAAGGAAGGCGTGCAGGATAATTCGTCGTTGGGTGTGATGCAGCAAATTCGCCAGCATGACGAGGACTTGTTGCTTGCCGCCGAGGCGTTTACGTATGGCGTTTACGAGGAGTACCTGGCAGCGCAGCGAGAAAGCGTGTCGAGGAAGATCCGTGAGCGATACAACACGCGAGCCAATAGCGGAGGTGGCGGCTAGGATAGCAGACGCTGCGGCCGCGCGGCAAATTCCGTTTCTGGTTGGCGTCGAGCATCAGCGGAACATGTTCCACGATTACCGCCGAAACGTGCGGGAGTCTAACGACATTATGAATCACGCGGCGGGGCTGTCTCTACCGAATGGCGGTGATAGCACCCATGACAGTTCAATGGGAGACATTAAGGTTGCCGGAGACACCACGACCACCAACCATTTCCACGGTGGGGCGATGACTGGAGCCCGACTGATACCATGGATTGTGTCAGCGGCAGCACTGGCGGCAGCGGCGTGGAGCATTAGCACGCGGCCGAATGCAGCACCGGGGCCGGTCGATGCAGAGTACGAGGTTCGATTTTACGACGCCAACGGGAACTTGATTGATATGCCGAGGCGGTGAGCGTGCAGGATTTTGTATCGGTTGGCAGGATGGGTGAGGTTGTGGTTGATGGTGACGTCTTGCTATGGCGCGGCCGCGGGTTGATGTCGCGGATGATCGCGACGGCGGGGCGAAGTGAGTATTCCCACGCGGGCATGGCGGCGTGGTGGCACGATGAGCTGATGTGTCTGGAGGTACGGGAGTTTGTCGGCGGCCGATGCGTTACGCTCGAGAGCCAAGTAAGGAAGTGTTCGGGGCGTGTCGATGTGTACCGCTTAGCGACACAACGACGCGGTGACGTGAGCATGGCAACGGCGGTTAGTGAAATGAAGGGGTTCGCGGGCTGTGAGTACGGTTATCTTCATTTGATAAGGGCCGCTGCTATTCATGCGCCGGTGGTTCGTTTCTGGGCTAACAGGAAACGCGGCGACAATGGCACTGGGCCGCCTTTTTGTTCTGAGGCTGTCGACAGGGCATACCTAACCGCGGGTCTGGATTTGGTGCCTCGGCTGCGTGGGCGGCTAACGGAGCCGGCGGACATATCCCGAAGTGCTGCGCTCGAGTATATTTGCACGCTGCGGCAGTGATACACACGAAAGGTTGTGGAGATGCCAGGAAGTGAACCCACGATGAAAGACAATTGGGTACGGGCGGTGCTTGGCGCTCTGTGTTTGCAGGCAATAGCTGCAGTCTTTTTTGCGGGGCAGCTGGCTTCGAGTGTTGACGCAATGCACAAGTCTATCACAAAACTATCGTCCCAAATGGAACAGATCATATCTGAAGACTTCGTCGAGTTTCGGCATCGGCTGACTACGCTGGAGAATAGGACGCCTGACGGGGGTGTGCCGTGAGTGTGCACAACTGGGTGTTCCCCGTTTTAGATTCGGAGGCCTTTGACGGCGACAGCATACGGCTGACGCTCGACATTGGGTTCCGGTGTCGGCGGCGGGACTTGTGCAGATTATTGGGTGTCGATGCTCCCGAGATGGGGACGGATGCGGGGCGAATGGTAAAGAAAGTGGCACAGCGATGGTTAGACGACAACGCGCCGTTGATGTTTTTGTGCTCAAAACACGCTGACAAATACGGCCGCCCGCTTGGTGTCGTGTATACACAGGGGGACCGGCAACAATCGCTCGGAAAGTATTTACTCACGAGCGGGATTGCGAAGGAATACAACGGCGGTAAGCGAGTCTGGGCCGATGGTGAGCTGGTGAGTGTAACCGATAGATGTAGGGAGTTGGTGCGGTGAGTTATACGACGACACACAGAACGAGGTGGCGCCGGCACGGCGCAGATTTCGGCGCCCCATCTGGCGTCGAAGGTTTGCAGGTGTGGTTCCAGGCCGAACACTCGTTCGGGCACGGCAAGGCGTCTGATAACGACGTCGTCACGCTGTGGGAGCCAATGGTAGACAATACAGGAATGGGGATTGAACTCGAGGACCAGGGGCACACCGATCCAACTGTAGATACGTCAACGATGGGTAGTAACGGCCGTGAAGTTATCAGCATCGACGCCGGCACTGCTTCGCACACCAGGTCAATCGGAATGAGAGACACCGAGGCGGATTGGGGGGATATAATCTGCGGCGAGAACGAAGCGAACGCAATTATTTTTACGTTTCGTTGTGACGACGTGACGGACGCTTCTATCTTTTCCTGTCTGGGTAGCGGTGCGTCGAGTGTCGGCTCAAGTGGTTACCGAGGATTCGACTTTCGGATTAACAATTCCAAGATCGACGCCAGAAGGAAGGACACTGACAATTCGGCTAGGACGACTGCAGGAATCACCATTGCAAGCGACACAGACTATGTCGTTTGTATGGTGTTTGAACACGGCGAGGACACGATCCATTTATTCGTTGACGGAAGCTCACACGCTCAATATTACTCGCAGTATGTCGACTTAGGCGGAAAGAGCGCGAAGCCGACGGACGGCGACGCAGGTAACTTAAACATTCAGGGGATAAACTCCGCATCGAATACTAGCTGGACGGTTCCCGCTATGATCTCAGACTACCTTATTTATTATAGGCAGGCAGACTTCACTAACGCAGAAATAAACAACATAGGCTCGTACCTGGCGAATCGTATCGGCTCGACTTGGACAGATATCACAGAGCTGGCAACGTAACCGATGCCGCGGCGGCCTCCAAAACCTTGTGCGTCGCCGGGATGCGCGGGGCTGACGCGTAAGATGTTTTGCGGCGACTGCAAGCCGTTTCGAAAAACAAGCGAAGGAAGAAAAAAGCGACAGGCAATGTACAACCGGCGAGCGTGGCGAGTCGCCAGGGCGGCGTTTTTGTCGCGTCCCGAAAACGTCTTGTGCAGGGACCACCAGGCGCGGGGCGAGCTGGTGGTAGCGACAGTGGTAGATCACATCAAGAGGCACATGGGCGATGAGAAGCTTTTCTGGGACGAAGAAAACTGGCAGGCGCTTTGCGCGAATTGTCACAATAAGAAATCTCGACGGGAGCAAATTGATGAGATCAGCGGTAAGTAATTTAGCTTTGGTGTTGCTGGCCGTGTCGCCGGCGTTTTCTGCAGATCGTGTTTGGTGGGGAAACAGTAGCGGCGCCGAGAAGGACTGGAACACTGCCGCTAACTGGGTCGGTGGCGTCCCAACGGCCGGCGATAACGTATTCATCCCAGTAGGCTCGGCAGATATTGATACGGGCCTAGATCAGAGCGGGGTCAGCCTGGGGACGGTGCTGATAGAACCGGGGTATACCGGGAACATTGGGACGTACACCGGAAGTAGCCCAGCATACCTTCAGATAGATTGCACGCAGCTGACAAGCTACGGCACCGGCCGGCTCTATTTGGATTTGTGTCACACCGGAGCGATTGACGTTACGATCCGATCAGCAGATACGACAGTCACGGCTGGGACACATGGCGTGTACCTCACGACCGACGGAACCGGGACGATTGGGCAGTTAAGTGTCAGTAGCGGCTACGTCGCTCTCGGTGTATTTGCTGACGATCCAGCGCAGACATGCGCAGAACTAAGACTGCAAGGCGTCTCGGCGTATGTGACGATAGGCGAGAACGTCACGGCCACCAACATAGACAGCCGGGGGTCGTTTCTGAGTCTGAGCGAAAACACGATATCAAGTATCGAGGTGACGGGCGGGACATCGACAATTAGTGGCAGCGGTGCCGTGACGACCGCGACAGTCGAAGCCGGGACGTTTCGGCATTCCGGTAGCGGGACAATTACGACATGTGTGGTGGATGGAGGGGTATTCGACACGACAGACGTGCATCGGGATCATACGGTTACGACGTTGACGGTCGACACCGGAACAGTAACGCTCGATCCAGAGACGACAACAGTCGGAACGCTGAATATCACACCAAACACACAGCACACGATCAGCGTGAGCAAACAATAGGAAAAGTCTATATGGTCAAAATTAAGGCACGGCGGGCGGGTCCGCTCCCAAAACCTGGCAATGAAGCCGCGAAGGCAGGCGCAAACGGCCGCACGCAACGGGCGGCAGTGACAGAGCGGCGAATTAAACACGAGGCGGCAGGGACTGAGGCGCCGGCGTGGCTCGGCGATGTGGCGGCAGACAAGTGGCGAGAACTTGCCACGTCGTTATCCGATCAAGGACTGCTGGAAAGCGTGGACCGGGATAGCTTAGCGATCTATTGTGATTTGTGGCAAACGTATCGCCACTGTTCGGAGGAGGTCAACAAGGCGGGCGTCACAACCGAAAGCGCAAACGGAAACACGTTTGTCCATCCGGCGGCGCGGCTGAGGACGTCTGTAGCTGAACAGATGCGAAAGTTGGCGTTGGAGTTCGGTATGACGCCGGCGGCACGCTCGAGGGTAGTGATTGATGAGCAAGGCGACGAGGATCAGACGGTTAAAGCGATACTTGGCGACTAGTCGCGCGAAGTCAGAGCTCGAGGTGATGGCGATCCACCGGCAGCTAGAGGACTTGAGCGACGGGCACCGGCGGGGGTTGGTATGGAACGAAGCCGAGGCACGGCGGGGCGTCTCATTTTTTTCTATGCTACGACACTGGAAGGGGCGTTGGTCGGGCGAGCCAGTGAAGCTCGAGCCGTTTCAGGAGGAGATAATTATCGCGCCAATTTTTGGTTGGTATCGCGAGGACGGCGCACGCCGAATAACTGAAGCATATGTCGAGCTACCACGCAAAAACGGAAAAAGCACACTGGCCGCGGGGATTGCGCTAAAAATGTTTGCTGCAGATGGAGAGCCGGGAAGTGAGGTGTATAGCGCGGCGACAAAGCACGCCCAGGCCATGATAGTTTTCAATGACGCAAAGCAGATGGTTCGACAGTCTCCCGAGCTTGCTAAGCGTATAACCACACATAAGTGGTCAATGCACCACAAGAAAAGCCAGGGCGTGTTTGCGCCACTGGCGAGCGACGAGAGTAATCTCGACGGACTGAACTCGTATTGCAATGTAATTGACGAGCTGCACCAGCACAAAACGCGGGGTGTGTACGACAAGTTGGTGACGAGCCATGGGAGCCGAGATAACCCGTTAGATTTTGTCATCACGACGGCGGGCGTTGGCGATGATCCGCACTCCATCGCGATGGAGCGGCACGAATACGCAGAAAAGGTATTGAGTGGCGTGGCAACAGATGACAGTTTGTGGGCGTTCGTTACGACGGCAGATAAGGAAGACGACTGGACAGACCCAGATGTTTGGGCCAAAGCTAACCCCAATTTAGGAGTCTCAGTGTCTAGGCGGTTTCTAGTTGACCAGTGTAACCGCGCCCAGCATAGTGCAGCGTACGAAAACGCGTTTCGCCGGTACTATCTCAACCAGTGGACAGAGCAGGCAGTCCGCTGGCTCAGTGTGAGCACATGGGACGAGCTGGAAATTGAGGAGCCAGATTTAAAGGGCCGGCCGTGCTATGTCGGCCTCGACTTAGCGGATAATGAAGACTTGAACGCGATGGCGCTATATTTTCCGGGCGTGCAGGGGGGGGATGATTACCTGAAGCTGCATTGCTGGTGCCCCGAGGATACGGTGGCGCGGAGGATGAGAGAAGGAAAATTTGCGTATGCGGATTGGGTTCGCCGGGGATACTTAGAGAAAACGAGCGGCTCGGTGACGGACCACAACGCCATCCTTGAGAGGATTTATAAACTGTCTGAGGTCTATGACGTTCAGCAGGTCGCTTATGATCCGTTCAATGCCCTGATGTTAGTTAATGCGCTGGATGACTCGGGTTTTGTCGTTGTGAAGGTGTTACAGCAGATGCAGAGCCTAGCACCCGGCACCAAAGAATTTGAGCGCCGGGTATTGCAAGGGACGATCAAGCACGACGGGAACCCGTTATTGCGTTGGATGATTTCGAATGTATGCGTAGACGTAAACGCAAATAAAGATATGCGGCCGAACCGGAAGAAGTCGTCGGAGAAGATCGACGGCGTGATAGCTGCGATTATGGCGCTGTCTCGCGCTATGGTGTCGGGCGATAAATCGAGCGTCTATGAATCTCGAGGCGTCATAGAGGTGTGAGCGTGATTAGGGCGTTATTTTGGCTGGCTGGGTTGGTCTCCCTGGGTTACGGTCTCTGGCTTTACGACTACCGACTAACGTTCGTTGTGTGCGGGTGCTTAATGTTTTTGTTAACAACTTTCGGTGAGTATTATGCTGCAGCATTTAACAGGGACGCTAATCAGTGAATCGCGGAGCGCCGAGAACCCTTCGCACTCGATCTTGGATGGGTGGGAGACGGGGCACCGTACCGACACTGGCTTACCCATGAACGGCTCGAGGGCGCTCGAGTACGCGCCAGTATGGCAAGCGGTCTCGTTGATCTCTGGAGACTTGGCGGGGTTGCCGCTGGAAGTGCATAAAAGGGACGATAGCGACGGGCGGGCGCCGGACAAGGAACACGCGGCTTATAGGCTGTTGGCTCGTTCCGCAAACCAAGAAATGCCGTCGTTTTGGTTCTGGCGGTTGGTCATGGTTCACCTGTGCATATGGAATCGTGCGTACGCCTGGGTAGTCCGGGACCAACACGCGACGCCGCGGGAGTTGATGCCGTTGTTACCGGACAGGACATCGAAGCTACCGGGCAAGGTGTCGATGTATCAAACGGAGGTGGCTGGCTCGCTGGTCACGATACGCGGCGCGGACGTGCTACACTTCCGCGGGATATCCACCGACGGCGTTGATGGGTGTGACCTGGTCACGAAGGCCCGGAACAGTTGGTCGCTCGGGCTCGCCGCGGAGAAGTTTGGCGCTAAGTTTTTCAAAAATGGCGCGCGGGTGTCCGGCGTCTTGCAATACCCTGGAAGCCTACGGGCCGAGGCCGCGCAGAACCTGCAGGACTCGTTCAACAAAAGTTATGCGGGCGCGGACAACGCAGCGAAGGTCATACTACTTGAGGAAAATGCTAAGTTTGTCGCGACGACGATCAACCCGAACGAAGGCCAGTACATCGAAACGCGGGAAGAGCAGGTCCGAGAGGTTGCGCGGTGGTACAATGTCGACCCATCGCTGCTCGGAGTGACCGGAAGCGTGAGCTACAACAGCAAGGAAGAAGCTAACCGCGCGTATTGGCAGAGTGCTTTGATGCCGTGGAGCAACACGATACGTTGGGAGTGCTGGAATAAACTACTGACGGAAGAGGAGAAGCGAAGCGATACGCACATCGTTGAGCATAACACGAAGGCGCTACTGGCGGGCGATATCCAGACGCAGGTGACGACACAGGAGGCATTGCACCGTCTCGGGGTATTAACAGCTAACCAGATAGCTCGAGCCCATAACATCCAGCCAATTGAAGGTGAGCACGGCGACACTTACTACGTGACACAGAACGTGCAGCCGACAGCCGGGCATGCGTCGCCTGGCGGGGACGGTGATGGGGACGCGGGCGAGGTGGCCCCGTCTGATGGCGTCCGCGACGCCGCGAGGTGTGTGTACGAGGAGGCTTTGCAGCGGGCGATTAACCGCGTCGGCTTTCATGCGAGGCGTAAGGCGAAGGACGCGGGCAAGTTCCTGGCGTGGCTCGATGATCTGCAGGGTATCAGCTTGGCAGACATCTTAGATGGCGCCGTACGGCTTGTGGGATCTGTCGACAATACAAAGATTACGGCGGAGGATATCCAGGCGGAGATCGTCGCGGCGGCCGCTCGAGACATGGCACGGGTCGTCGACTCCGTGACGCCGGCCGAGCTGCCCGAGGCTGTTAACGAGTCCATGAG